AAGTATTATACACGTATTGATAAATTCCATTGTGATCCTAAATCGGATATTACTAATATTGATTATAGAGGTCATAATATTTATTATAACAATTTATCAAACATTTCAGAAGAAGAACAAAAATATCAATGGGAAAAATTAGAAGAAATAGATAGGCAGTTAGATAAATTAGATAGTTGGTATGATAGAGAATTGTTTAAGTTATATTATTACGAAGGAAACACATTAGATAGTTTAGCAGCTAAAACTAAGATAAGCAGGAATAGTTTGTTTACTACAATAGATAAAGTAAGAACAATATTAAAAAAAGAATTAAATGAATAGATTTTTTGTACCTAATCAAGTCTATGAAGATAGATTAGCAATATGCAAAGAATGTGTTTATTATTTTAAACCAACAGGAACTTGTAAAAGGTGCTTATGCTTTATGAAAGTTAAAGCAAGATTAGCACCTATGGCTTGTCCAGAAAAGTATTGGGATAAAACAACTGAAGTAGAAACACCTGATGATTTACCACAAGAAATAATAGATGAAATATTAGATATGTGGGATGATTTAAAAACAGGTAAAGCAAAGAACCAAACAGCTAAAAAAAGAATGATTGAAACTTACAACACAATTTTTATGACCTCTTATTCACCAGGCACTAATTGTGGTTCTTGTATATCTACTTGTTATGATGGAATTAAAAAACTATATAATAAATACAATGAATAATATATTAAAAAACAATTTAGATAAAAAGATAGAGATTATAGATTTATTTGGAGATATAAAAATTGAAAAGTCAATAAAAAAAAGAATTGGGTTTTTGCCTACCTCAGTATGGCGACCTAATATAAAAGACACTAAGAATTTAAAAGAATTAGTTGGAGATACTGCACAAACAAGAAATACATTAAATAATACTAGAAGTGATAGAAGAAATGGGGTAAATAATGGTAAGGTGAGTGTTTTTAATCCCAATTTATGTCAAATGATTTTATCAGCATATTGTTGTAATAATAGCATTATTTACGATCCATTCGCAGGTGGTGGCACAAGAGCAGTAATTTCTTCAATGATGGGGCATAAATATTACGGAGTAGAAATAAGGGATGAAGAAGTAAAAAGAATAAACAAAAGAAAAAAAGAATTAAATTTAGATTTTATTGTAAAAAAAGGTGATGCAGTAGACAAGAATTTCGAAAACATTAATTTTAATTTTTCACTTACTTGTCCACCTTATTATGACTTGGAACAATATAGTGATTTAGAAAATGATTTAAGTAATCAAAAAACTTATGAGGACTTTCTAAATCTTTTGTTAAAATCTATGAAAAGAGTTTATGAAGCATTAGAAGAAGAAAGTTTATCAGTTTGGGTAGTTGGAAATTTCAGAAATAAATTTGGAGCTTTAGAGCATTTAAACGGAGATATAATAAAACTTTCTAAAGAAGTTGGTTTTGTTTTACTTGATGAGATAATATTTGAAGGAGCATCTAAAGTAGCACTAACGAGGTGTTCTAAATTTGAAAAGAATAGAAAAAGTGTTCGGATGCACGAATATATAATAATTTTAAAAAAAACTTCAAAACCTATATTTTAAAAAAAATGACAAATAAAAAAGACTATAAAAAACAAGCACAACCAAGTTATTATTCAGGAACACTATATGGATATTCAGCTAAGGATATTGTAGATGATTTTAAACTTACTGCCTGGACAGCACAAGCTGTACAATATATATTAAGAGCAGGTAAAAAAGATGGTAGTCCTGCTGAACAAGATATACAGAAAGCTATAAATGTACTGCAATTTGAATTAGAAAAATTACACAAAGAAAGTAAAACATTAACAGGAGGATTAGTAAGATGACAATATACAAATGTGAATGTGGTAAAGAAGAAAAAGAAATAGGTAAAGCAACCATAGTTTTAAGAGATAGAAAATGGGTATGTAAAGAAGCTGAATGTAGTTGTGGTAAATATATGGATAGTAAACCTGAAGATGGTATGCCACAACTAAAAAGAACTGAAGCATCACTAAGTAAAAAAAAAAGACACGATAAGTTGTGGGATGGTGCAAAAGAAAAACTAATAGGAGAACGAGGTATTAACGAACCATTTAAGTAATGAAGAAAAAAAGATCAAGAACATATTTAAAAAGTCAAAGAAATAAAGCAGTAAAATATTATTTTGAAAATCCTGATATAACATTAAAAAGTTTAGCAGAAAAATTTAGAGTAAATCAAGATAAATTAAGTGATGACATAAGCGACAAATTACAAGAAAGATTTAATAATAGTGTAGCAAGAAAATTTAGCTAATGAATTTTGTAGTAAATACAACCCAAGACAAGCAGACATTATTTAACTACTTAAAAGAGTTAGGAAACGATTATATAGTAAAGGTAAAGAAACAAAGAAACAATAGAAGCAATATGCAGAACAATTATTATTGGGCTTGTATAGTACAACCATTAGCAAATGAATTAGGATATTTTCCTGATGAAATGCACGATACACTTAAAATAAAGTTTTCAAGTGAATGGCAAAGTATAGACATAAACGATAAACAGATAGGACTTCAGAAAGTAAATAGCACGGCTAAGATGAATAGTAAAGAGTTTGAAATATATGCAGACCAAATAAGAATATGGGCAATGACAGAACTAGGTATAAGATTAATGCTACCAAATGAATATGAATAAATTCTATTATATAGTACAACTTGATTAATCAAATTATTTCAAAATGAATACACACGGAGGTAAAAGAATGGGTGCAGGTAGAAAACCTAAAGCAGATGAACAAAAGCTAATAGAGAAACTTACACCATTAAATGAATTAGCATTAGATTCATTAAAAAAAGGATTAGAGAAAAAAGAACAATGGGCAGTTAAGTTATACTTTGAATATTTTTATGGTAGACCACAACAAAGAGTTGATGTTACAACTAATGAAGAAAGTCTTAATATGCCATTAATAAACTTTGTAAAAACTGAATCTTAACGAAAAATATAATCCATTATTTGAATCTGATGCACGTTATTTTATAATAACAGGTGGTAGAGGTTCAGGTAAGTCATTTGCTGTAACAGTATTTCTAACACTACTTACAATGTCGGCAAACATTAGAGTATTGTTTACAAGATACACTATGGTATCAGCACACTTATCAATAATACCTGAGTTCTTAGAAAAAATAGGTTTATTAGGATTTGATGATATATTTAATGTAAACAAAGCTGAAGTAGTAAACACTAAAAACAATAGTGACATACTATTTAGAGGTATTAAGACATCAGCAGGAAACCAAACTGCAAGTTTAAAATCATTAACAGGTGTTTCTAATTGGGTTCTTGATGAAGCAGAAGAATTAACAGATGAAGATATATTTGATACTATTGATTTAAGTATTAGAGAGAAAGACATACAGAATAGAATTATACTTATATTAAATCCTGTAACAAAAGAACATTGGATATATAATAGGTTTTTCCAAAACAAAGGCGTAGAAGCAGGTTTTAATGGAGTTAAAGACAATATATGCTATATTCATAGTACATACCTAGACAACATAGAAAACCTCTCTAAGAGCTTCCTAGAACGTGTAGAAGCTATAAAGCATAGAAACTTTAAGAAATACAAACACAAAATACTTGGTGGATGGTTAGACAAAGCAGAAGGTGTAGTATTTGAGAACTGGAGTATAGGAGAATTTAATCCTGACAACTTACAAACATCTTGTGGAATGGACTTTGGTTTTAGTGTTGATCCTGATAGTCTTGTAGAAGTAGCAATAGATAAAAGAAAAAAGAAGATGTATCTCAAAGAACATATATATCAAAATGGTTTAAAATCACACGAATTAGCGCAGATAGTTTTAGATAAGGTAGATAATAAACTTATTATAGCTGATAGTGCAGAACCCAGACTGATAGAAGATTTAAGACATTTAGGGGTTAATATAAAACCTGTAAAAAAAGGAACAATTGAAAGTGGGATAACCAGGATGTTAGATTATGAATTAATAATAACTCCTGAATCAACAAACGTAGCTAAAGAAATGAATAATTATATATACGCAGATAAGGGTTCAAAATTATTTGTAGATAATTATAATCACGCTATTGATGCTATAAGGTACAATGTTATTTATCATTTAGATAATCCTAATTATGGTAAGTACTTTGTACAGTAAACCCCTAAGAAGAACCAATAAGTGTATTACGACAAGAAGAATAAAGGGATTTACTGAACTTAATAAAATGAAGCAGCAAATATAATTATTTTAAACTAAAAAACAACTTTTTCTATTATATAGTATATGAAGGTCAAAATTAA